TGGGTGAATTTGCCGAAGAACTATCAGTACCACTTGAACTTCTAACGTGAGTTCCTCCGTTGTATGCACCTACAGTAATAGGATTGTCAAACGTACCATCTGAGAACTGAATTAAATCAGTCGCTCCTATGGTTGTCGCAGTCGTCCCCTGTAGTTTCCAGTCTATGACTAACGCCATTTTATTTTATATTAAAATTAAATAACTATATATTATATGCTTGAAGTTAAGGTATCTAACTCTCTAGTAAGTAAAGCGTTGTCTATTTCCTTCTTGACTCTTAACTCTCTTTCCTTATTAAGCATTTCCTCTTTTGCTTTTACTTCCTTTTGTGCGTCTGCTCCCAACTTCTCTCTTTCAATATTAAGTCTTGCTTCTATATCATCTCCCTCTATCTTAGCCCATACCTCTTCAAACTTATCTCCATCTCCTAGTATGTCCATTAGTCTTTCAAGTGCATAGTCTTTAGGAAACACCTGTGCCTGATGTCCTCTTATCAACAAATCGGCTTGTTCCTCTTTACTCATTGCAAACATCTCTGCCCACTCTATATGTGTCTTGTCTTCCATTTCTGGATTACCTGTATACATAACAACATATCTTTGTATTGCTCTCTCTATATTGGCTCTCTTCTCATCAACCCTTCGCTTTAAACTCTCCATCATGGCACTCATAGTCTTCTCACTTATTCCACTCATACCCTCAGAAACAAATATTCCCTTTGGTATTCCTGTTACTCTATATATCTGTTGGAATATGTTGTCAATGTAAGTATCAATACCAGTAGGAATATCCATACCTCCCTCTCTTTCAATAGGTGCTGATATAATCTTACCTGCTACTAAACTCACTTCTGCTAAATCTTTCTTTAATTGCTCTGCATTGATAGTACCCTCTGCCATTTTATCATAGATTTCCTTAATGACTTTTATCATAGGAAACGCTACCTTAGAAATGATAATTCCCTCTTCTGTTATTGTCTTGTTGAGTGCATCCTGAATATCTATTAACCTATCTACATCAGACACTTCTATGTTCTGCTCATCAAACTTTACAAATTCATTATCCTTGTTGGAAACATATATGTGTGGGTCAAACTCATATGGGGCTTTCCCGTCTTCTATAATCTCCTTGTTCACATACTTTGTAAGCCACATCACCTCTCCTTTGGGTTGCCATATCTCCATGTACAAAACCCTCTCATTCTTTTTAAGTTCTATGTTGTTGTCTACCACAATTGGATCATTCTTGCTTATCTCATAAATCCTAATAGTACCAACCCTATCTTCTCCGTTGTAAATAGGGAATACTTCTAAAGTATCTATAAACTCTAGCGTTCCTTCTCCCGTGTATTTCCATGCACAAAGAGAATCCACCCCTGCTCGTGTTATTGTTCTTGAAATTAAAATATCCAGATTGATTTTGTTGTTTATGTCCTGTGCTAACTCTTCATAGCCATCAATGGTAACCCTGTTATCATCATTGATAGTACCTCTAGCATAACTTGAATAAACATTAATGGTAGAATCACAGACATTGTATACCTGTAAATCTCCCTCCCCTATACCCATGTCGTTGGGGTTCTTTTTATGTACATTCCATACTTTCTTACCACTTCTTGTGGTATCAGTCATCCAAGAATTGTACAACCATTGCTCACCATTATAGTAATCCCTGAGCATTTTAACGGTGCTGTTCTTCTTTCCAGATAACAAAAGTGATTGAAGTTCTTTTATCTTGTTGCCCTCAAGATATCCCTGCAAGTCATAATATCTCATGTATAAGCAGTTTCAACTTAATTACATATATTGTATCACAATCGTAACATAATTACTAAAAGACTCCTACAAGTATTTCGGGTTTTCCCCTGTTACAATATTTGCTAATAACAACAGCATCAGCCAAGTCTGGAGAATGCCCTATTCTTTTCTTCATTTCTGCCTTACTCTCTATCTGAATTATCTTATCTGTTACCTTGTATCTAATCGCTAACAATTCTTGTATCAATTCTCTATTATCTGACAACTTCCATTCTCCTTTTTGTAGGGCTTCTCTTAAATCCCAATAACTTTCTGCTCTGAGATTCTTAAACAACAAATGTCCAGCCATTTTCGTTGGGCTACTTCCAGAGTTAAAATCAATAACATAATACCCCTGTTCTCTCATAGCGTCTACAACTCCACCACCTACACCCACAACATCAACCCCCACATTCTTGTAACCTATCCTCTTTTCTTTCATTCTTTCAATAGCAAGTTGTGCAGTAGTCATTGTGTCTTGGTGCTTGAATATCTCTAGGTTATGTAGTCCATCCTTATTAGAATATGCAAATACTGTTCTATCATCCCCTTCTCTTGCAACATCTACTCCTAGTGCAGTTGGCTCTCCTTCTGGAATCCAGATATTGCTCTTAATCCATTCGTACTTGATTAACTGATTTGGATCATCTGCAAAATCCCAATTTCCCAAAACATATCTTTGGTACTCCACTTCTGGTAGCAACTCTAGTGTTTGTATGTATTCGGCTGGTAGAAAAGGATTGTCATTTGTTAAGGCTTGTAGGAAATAAAATGGTGCTTGTAGTTCATTGTTCACCCAAGGAGTATAAAATCTTTCTTTAACCCAGTTTTGTGCTGGATTACAGGTCAATATCATAAAGGAATGTTCCCCATTAGGATTACACCTCCACAATCTACCCATTAGAATATTAAATGCCCCCTCTTCTATCTCGTTAGCCTCGTCTATTCCTATCCAAGTAGGTTCAATACCTTTAATTTTGTTCCAGTCGTTATCCTTACTACCATCCAATTCCTGAAACCATAATTGACTTCCATTCGCAAATGTCCACATCATCTCACTTCTGTTTTCCGTATATATTGTTCCAAACTCTTCTGCCACCTGCTTGAATGTCTGATATGTGCTTCTCTTCAATACCGAAAGATTCTTTCTGAATACAAAACACCTTGTCTTAGGATGGGAGTCTAAAAGCGATATGAATACTCTTGCCATTAGTTGACTCTTTCCACTTCCGACCGATCCCCCAAAAAGCATGAACTCATACTTACGACTTCTTATATCATTGATAAACTGTAACTGTTTTTTAGTCCAGAATACAGTTGCTTTATTCCCCTGTATTTGAATCATTCTCTAGTATATCAAAAGATACCGAGTTAATAGGATGTCCACCAGTTGTTATGTCTGTTTGCTGTTTTGCCAACCCGATAAGTTGTTCCATAATCCATATATTTACTCTAACTCTTATTGCTTCATCCTTTGTAGTATTCCTGATATTCATTAAGTCCTTCATACAATCTTCTTGTACTTTGTTTTCAGCACAATACATATAAAAAAACTCCCTACCGACAGTTTCCATTATAGACTTCATTTTTCTCTCTTCTTTTCCCTCTGTAGATTTTTTACTCATTTGTACCCTCTATAGGATTAATTTACTTCTTGGCTTTCTTATTTCTAAAATACACAACTTCTCTTTCTCTCTCCTTTGCACTCTTCTCACTTCCAAACTTACCTAAGACTTTCTTACCGTCTTTTGAGTACAACACAAATTTTCCTAATACTTTCTTAATCATAATTTATTATATCACAAATTAAATACATAACACCACTACACCTTTCTCAACTTAAAAATGATTGCTCTTCCCTCCTCTGTTTGTCTGTCTGCTAATTCCCATAATCTCTCTGAGTAATATCCATATTTATCATTGTAGAAAGTTCCCTTAATAAAATGGTCAAAACTTCCTTCTGTGAATGGTCTCTTGTGTGTAATGTCTCCCCATAGATTAGTATCCTCAATAGTCGGAACTCTAAAGTCAAATATACCACCTAGTATTAATATTCTATGTATCTCATTTAACACATCAAGAGGATTGTCTAAATGCTCAAACACATCATACATTCTAACTTCTGAGAATGTATTGTCTTTGAACGGATACGGCATGTAATTCAAGTCCCATGCTATATCTATATGTGGAGAGTGATAATACCTGTCTAAATGAATATATCCCTCAAGATTATCAATACCACAACCTAAGTCTATTTTCTTTCCCTGTAAGTCCATTAATTTTTAATCTTTAATAAATCTTTAAGTGCTACCTTGAAATCCTTTATTGAACCTACTGCATTCTTGTCCTCGGCTTGATAATATGTGAATATGAAACCTCTCTTTCCCATATAATCTACAAACTCTTTCTCTGCTGGTGTTAGTTTCTTGTCTAACTCCATTTTAATCCCCTGTATAACTACTATCATTTAATATAAACTAAAAATTAAACTGATTTTCGCTACTTTGAAAACTTAGACAATTCTTCATCAACAACCTTTTGAAGTGCAATTTCACAGTCAACATCAACAATTTCATATTTATCTTTTATGTAAGAAATTGTTTTTCCCTGCAATCTTCTTGCAAAAGAAGTTAATTGATCCTTAAAATCTTGCTCCTCTTTATCCTTTCTTAAAAAACTAATTAACCCATACTCCTCTAACTCTAAGTACCTATCAAGCACCACAAATAGATTTCTAAAAACATCTCTTTTTGCTTCAGCATATTCCCCTTTCCCCTCATACTCACTGAAATATGGGTTATCTTTTATTTCTTGAACCAACTGATGTACAAAGGATTTCTTTATTAGTTTTTCATCAAGAAACGAAAGTGATATTAGAATCCTCACAAGAGTATCTCTGTCTATTTTAGAACAACCATTAATCCCCAAAAGAATATATGGAAGAATATTTCCTACTCCCCACAAGCGATAAATAATTAAACCTTTTTCTATTGCGTCACACATCTCTTTATCAAGATTTTCTAAATTTGTTTTTCCAAAATTCCCAGAAACCCCATAAAAATCAAGAGCAAACTTAAACTCTTCTGGAGTTACATTCCCAGTTAACCGATTTGCTTTCTCTATTGGTAAAATTTCCTTCTCAATATCGGTAGACAACTTTTTTAGTTCTTCATATATTTTTTCGTATTTGTTCTTCTCCATTTTACTTTATAGACTAAAAATTAAACTGACTCCAACTTCTCTAATTTCTTCTTCATGTCTTCCACAGTCCACTTTACTTTTGTGTTCTTAACCAAATATAAATACTGATAATCTTCCCAACGCTTATCCTCAAGCCACTCCTTAAACCATAAAGGATCTTCATGCGCAGATTCTAATCCAAACTTATGATGTGATACACAAAGACATACAGAGTTTCTTAAATCCCATCTTAAAGTTCTATTCCTCCTACCCACAATATGATGGCTATTCAAACTTTTTGTTGCCCCACATACTTCACATTTCCACCCTGCTTTCTTCTTACAAGCCAAACTCCACGCATCATCTAACTTCTTCGCTAACTGAGACTTTGTTAAGTCTTTCTTGGGTTTTGGTATACTCATATTTTTGGACAGTCAAGTTATTAATTACTATACCACAAATACAACGGACTTTCTATCTAACTTACCTTCTTTGGCTTCCTACCTCTTTTTCTAAAAGGTATAAGTTTCTTGGCATCTTTTCCTTTTACCATAAAAACACCATTTTTAAGAATAATCTCTGGCTTATCTTTTGAAAGTCTTTCTCTTAAAGTTACTTCTCTTACCCCAGATATTACTGATATGTCATGTAATGAATATAATTTGTTGTCTTTTATTTTATCCATTTTATTCCTCTTCAAAATTTATATTTTCTAACTCTCTAATCTCTTCTAGGTTCTTCTCGTGTATCCTTGCCATTCTATCAATGTAAAACTTTGCCTGTTCTTCCTTGGTGGGAGTTCTACCTAGTTTTAACTTCTGTATTACAAACAAATCTCTCCTTTGCTGTTGACTAGGTGTTATTCTAGTGTCTAGGAACGGATCATCAGGTAAGTGTTCCATTATGTCCTTAGTGTTTATATCTGCGTCTAGTACATCTACAACATCA